CGATAGGTCACGACCTCGCCGGCATAGCGGACCTCGCCCGGCACGTGTTCCTTGACCATCGGGAGCTTGCCCGGGAGTCCGCGCTCGCCGCGCTCGCCTTGCGGGCCGATCGGGCCAGCGGAGCCCGCAGGGCCCGTTTTCCCCTCCGGGCCTGCCGGACCTACCGGGCCGATCTCGCCGGGCTCTCCACGCCCGCCGCGTGGGCCGGCTTCGCCCTTTTCGCCGCGCTCACCGACGGGCCCCGCGGCGCCGTAGCCGGGCGCGCCGCGCTCGCCGGGTTCGCCTTGCGGCCCGGGTTCGCCTTGCGGCCCGGGTTCGCCGCGGTCGCCTTTCTCGCCGATCGCGCCAGCCTCGCCGGGCTCGCCACGGCCACCGCGCGGACCTTGTTCGCCCTGCGGACCCGCCGCGCCAGCCGGCCCGATTTCGCCTTGTGGCCCGAGCGGCCCGGGCTCGCCGGCCGGCCCGGGCGCGCCCTTGGCGCCGACTTCGCCTTGTGGGCCGTTCGCACCAACCGGCCCGGGCTCACCCGGCAAACCTCGCAAACCTTGCGGACCTCGCGGCCCGGCCGCGCCATCGAGGCCCGGCAATCCGCGCGGACCTTTCGGGCCCCGCTCGCCCAACAATCCCGGCTCGCCGTCGCGCACGGTCGCGAGGCATTCGGCGACAAGCCGCGTGACCTCTGCCCTGAGCTCAACGACCTCGGCCCGATATTCCGCGAGCGAACGCGCCATCTCGGCAGTGTGCAACGCGTGGGCTTGTGCCCACGTGCGGCGCTCTTCCGCAATGACGCGGGCCAACGTCTCGCGCACGACCTCGCTAATGATCGAGTCGGATGCGTGAAACGGCGTCGATAAGTCTTCTGACTTCCCGTTCAACATTTGCGCTCTTCTCGGCTGCCGAGGGACCAGGTTGCGGAGACGGCGCGCCCGGGCCGGGCGCGGGAGGCGGATGCGGCCCGGTGCCGCCAGCGCCGCCCGGCTGTATTTGTGAGGCTGCGGAAAGTGGCACCACTTGTTGCTGGACTCTCGGCTCATCGCCGAACTTGACCGCGTCGAGGTCTTCCTGTGCGCGTGCTTCGTTGGGCGCGTAAATGCCGCCCTGCACGCCGCGCGCCAACGTCTCGATGCGATCCTTTTGTGCCGATCGCATCAAAACTTTGGTGTCGAATTCACAATACTCGAATGGCTGGCCATAGAGGCCGAACGTGTTGCCGAACGCTTCCTCAACGTGGTTGAGCGCAAAGCCGAGGCCGGTCGCAACCCAATGCTGCATGAGCGCTTCGGTGGTGTTGTAGTTTTGGCCGCCGGCAATCCCGAGCACCGCGAGCGGAATGCGATAGGCGAGCGCGATGTGTTCCTCGGTGAACTTCATCACTTCGGCAATCGCCGCGTCTTTGCCCGGCACGGTCCACGGTTGCACCTTGAGGCCAGCGGTCAAGATCGGCGTCCCGCCCGGGCCGCTTCCGCACAAGCCCTTTGCCTGTTCGTTCCACCGATCGCGCAACGCCTGTGTCTGATCCTTGTCGAGTACAAGATCGGTCGAGAGCACGGCCGAGGGCCGCGCTTGGTTCAAGTAGAACTGGATTTGTTGATTGAGGATCGCGTCGGCCGCGATGATCTCGCTCACCGCCGCGAGCAACGGCGACTCACCCTTGAGCGGATATGGCCAGCGGTTCGACGCGTGCAAGCGGACGTGAAGCACGTCACGCTTTGGCACGATCAACGTTTGAAAATCGGTCCCGGCCATGCGCCGGGCAATCACTTCGTTGCCGCCTAAGTGATAGAACACGTCGCCGGTCACGGCGAGTTGTGGCGCGCACATCTCCGGCCGCATCAGATGAAGCTCATCGATCTCGTAACGATCGTTGCGCAGCGCGAGCGCATAGGCGTTGCCATCGTAATAGAGCGAGCGAACCAAATTGAGCATGAAATCCGAGATCGATTGATATTCGTTGGGTATCCGCAAAATGCGCGAGAGTGCCGACGTGTCGATCCGCTTGCGCCCGCCCTTGTCGGTGGCGAGCCAATGCGAGCCCGGGCACATTGCGACCGTTTGTGAGTAGGCGGAAAGGCATGCCTCGACCATGGCCGATCGCACGTTGGTGCCCATGGGCATGACGCCCATCTGCCACCAATTCCAATAGCTACCGACTTCGTTCGGCAGCCAACCGCCGGAGATCGGCAATTGCCACGGACCATCGTGGTAGCCGCCTTCGACGGCGCGCGCGATCAACGCGAACGCGCGCGCCACTCTTTGACGAACGGCCATGATTAACTAATCCGTATTAGCCGATCACGGCTAAACGTCGGCCCGCGCCCGATGCTGACCCTCGCGATGCGTGGCCGCCGCGCCCTGCCGGGTTTGGTAGCCGGCGCCGCTCGATTGCGCCTCCATGTGCTTGGTTTCGCCGAGCTTGGTTTGCGCCATGTTGTTCGGATCGGGGTCCGAGCCATCGGCTTCGTGCGTGGGGATATGCTCGCCGAGCTTGGCGCGGTCGTTCTCTTCCTGAGTCGGCGTAGGCTTGCCCTTGAGCCTTGCCTGCGCTTCGGCTCGCGTCTTCTCACTCGCCTCTTTCGTTGCGGCGAGTTCCTTGGAAACGGCTTCGTCTGACATCGATGTAACTCCAGGTTTGTTTGGATGCGGCACGTCTAGGGTGGAGTCGTTTCGACTCCACCCTCCATTAACGCGTTACGACCACGTAACGTTCGACATCGTCGCGACGACGCCCGCGCGACGAACGGTCCAGTTCATCGGGAGGATGAGCCGCAACGCAAGCGAGTCCGTTTGCCACAACGAACGCACGGGAGCCGCGGTGACCGGCGCCGTGCCGCCGCCGACGATCGGCAACGGCGTGGTGTCTTCCTCGTGAAGCGTCGCTTGGTCGCTCACTTCGAACCGCGGACCTTCGGCGCCAGCGGAGACGAAATCGGCGGCATCGATGAGAGTCATCGACTTCGCCGGAACCGTTGACGAGTCGATGATCGGGATTTTCGCCAAGCGCCCGGCATCCGTTTCGGCTTGGAACGGGAAAATGCCGGTATTCGTCGCCGACGCGAGTCCGGCCGAGATGACATCGGTCGGGTTCATGAGCCAAGCCGGCGCGCGAAGGTTGCCCTTGGTCGCCGTGGTGAGCGTGTTCACCAACGCCTTGATGTCGCCGATGAGCGCCGCGATGCCACCGCCCGCGGTCGGTGTCGTCGGCGTGACGCCGAACAACAAGCCCGCCGGCCGGATCGCGGTCGCCGCGTTGGCGTCGAGCAACACGGAGTCCAAAGAAATCGCCGTGTCCTCTTGGATCGCTTCCCGCAACAAACCTTCGATTGCAGGAATGGAATGCTCATCGATTTCCCGCGTCCAAGTAGTGATGACCGCCATTTTCTTCGGCGTGAGAACTTGCGCCGTGAACGCGCCGAGCCGGACGGGGATCGGCATGCCTTCACCAACGAACGAACCGGCGATGGTCGGCGTTGCCGAGCGCGTCGGGATCGAGATTTTCCCGGTGCGTCCGAACTGCAAATCCAAACCCTTCGCCGCGAGCCGCGGATAGATCGAGCGCGGGAACAACAATTGCATGAAATCCGCGTAGGTCGTCTGCACAAGCTCGGCAGCCCAACCGGTAACGGTCGTCATGGCCGGCGTTGTCGCCGCGCGCACGTTCCACTCGACAAACGCCCGAGTCTTTTCGTCATTGTACGGTTCGTACTTCTGACAAATGTCGTCGGGCAACCGTTGCGTCATCCGGGCGAGGTACGTCACGACGCCCGCGCGGATGAGGTAGTCGAGCGGCTTGAGTTCCTTGCCGCCGGTCTTTTTGATGATCACGGCCGGGCTCGCCGGCGAGCGCTGCACGACCGTCGTGAGCGCCGTACCGGGCTTCGGATCGGCAGTGGTTCCGGCGAGATGCTTCTCGGACTCGGTGAGGAAATCGATGGTCCGAGCGGTGTCCGCGAGTTGCTTGTTGAACTCGCGGATTTTCGTCATCTGTTCGTCGGTGACGTTGGTGTCATCGACCGTCTTCAAGAACTCTGCAAGCTGATCTTGCAGAGCAACCTTGCGGGCCTGCGCGTCCGCAATGCGTTGACCAAGAGAGGTCATCTTTGTTTTCTCCGGTGGAATTACGGCATGCCCGCCGTTTGATCCGCGCGCCGTCGACTCGCCTTTCTTGCCTTGCTCGGCAAAGACGAGTTCGAGCGTTGCGTCGGAAACCTTGAGTGACTTGGCGACCGCGAGCGCGTTCGGGTTCGCCGGGATCGAGACTAGCGAAGTCTCGACCAACTCTTGTTTGATGTAGCGTTGTGGCGCGAAGAAACCGTTGTCGTCATCCTTCATCGGCTGCGACTTGAGCGGCTTGAACCCGACGCTCACCGCCTTGAGAATGCCGGCGTCGACCAGCCGGCGGATTTCATCGATGCGCGCCGACGTGCCTTCGGGCGCGAGTTCGAGATAGCCGCGCAAGCTCTTGGCTTTGGTGTCGACGTTCAAATTTTTCCATTTGCCGATGACGAAATCGGAACGGTGATTGAACAACGCAATCGGGTTCTTTTTGAAATTGGTGAGCACCCACCCGTCATGATTGATGACCTCGCCCATGCGGTCGGGCGTCTCATCGGAAAGCACGAACTCCATGCCGTTGACGGTGTCGGCGTGCGTCTTGTGGACGATGTTGGCGCGCGGCGAGCGCGATTGCCACGCGATCTCGCACGCGTCTTCGGCGTCCTCATCGGAAATCGTGTCGTCATCGTCCTGTAGCTCGGCCGTGCAACGATCGATGTAGTCTTCGTGCGTCTCATCATCGTCCGGATCGGGCGCATCCTGCTTGGCGAAAATCTGTTGCGTGCGCTCGATGATCTCTTTGATGCTGCGCGCTTGCTTGTCGTGCGCGTCGGACCAAATCGAAAGGCACGCCGCAACTGCCTGATCTTGTGGGCGGCTCGGATTGGTCATCTCAGGCACACAACGAGACATCCAATCGTCTTTGCTTTCGTCCTTACCGGGTTTGATCGGCATGGCTCTAGCTCCCTTTCGGTTTATCGCGCGGCTCGGACGGATCGAATGCGCGCAACCGCTTAATCCGCTTCGGCGATAAGATGCGGCCTGCGATCTTGTCGCTTACCGCGCGCGCGGCTTCGTCATCGCCTTGGTCGAGAATGAAATCATGCAACTCGGCATCGCCCTTGCCGCCGTTTTCGTCATAAAAGAACTCGGATGCTTCACGCGGCTTGGGCATGCGTTTGTGCCTTCGGTGCCTTGCCGACGTAAGCGTTGAACCGCGTCATCGAGTCCTTGTCGTTGAGATCGAGCGTTCCGTTCCAATCGGTTCCGAGCAACAATTCCTTGCCGCCCGACGAGTCCGAAATCGCCCAAATCGCTTTCGGATCGTTGTCATCGACCAAGGCGCTAAGGCTTTCGTGGTCCTCCGGATCGATGTCGGCGGTCCCGCGCTCCGGCTCGCGCGTCGGAAGCTCGCCGTTTTCATCTGCCCATTTGTACTTGTCGCGGTCGCGCATCGAATTCCAAATGTCTTTCTGATAATCCTTGAGGTTGTCGCGAATGTGCTCCGGCGGATCAACGTCGCCGCGGTCTTTCTCGGCTTGTTTGTTGAACGCGGAAACGAGAAGCGGCTCTAGCGCCTCTTGCGTCTTCTCCGGAACGCTATCCTCGAACGTTATCTCCGGATCGTTGCGGCCTTCGCCATCCGTTTCATATTCGACGTGCATCGCGGCAAGAATTTCAGCATTCGATGTTGCTGGAACGTTGTTCTCAGATGTCCACTTGTTGATGACGCCCGCCGCCCATAGCCGCGGCTTGGTGTCGTTGTTGAAACCTTCGGCGAGATCGGATTTTGCCTGATCGAGATCGCCGCCGCTATCGCGCCAGTTCTCGACCTCGCTATCGTAAAACTCATCCTCGGTTGAGTCGGCCCACTTCTCGAAAATGTCGTCCTGTTCGGAACTCGAAAGCTCATCCCACGACTCCGGCGTATAACCTTCGCCGCCGCCGCCCTCGCCGAGCCGATCGCGCAACTCGCCCTGCAACCCATACCAACTATCATCGGTCGGGACGTAGCCGTATTTGGCCCACGCGTAGCCGCCGACATCGATGTTTGCATGCACGTCGACGTGATCGAGCCCAAGTTTCTGATACATCGCGACGTTGGCCGCGAGCATTTGCTTCCCGAGATTTTTGCCTTGCGTGTTGCGATTGAGCGTGAAGTAATCGCTTTCCGCTTTGTTCTCCATGAAATCGATGGTGCGCGTGTAGGTACCGACGTTGTCGCCGCGCTCATCCTGTAGCTTGCCCTCAAGCGTCATATTGTTTTCTTCAACTTCGCCGCCGCTTTCGTGATAATTGAATTTCACTTTCATCGTGCCGGGGATGCCGCCGAGAAATTCTTTCTTGAACTCGGCCGGCGCCTCACCCACGTGATCGTTCCAAATCTCAACGAACTTATCGAGCCGCTTCTCATCGCTTTCGGTGTACGAGTCGATGTCGACGCGATCCTTGGCGAAGTCGTCGGCCTCGATCTTTTTCTTTGGCGGCGGGATGTCGGGGAACTGCCCCGGGAATAGCTCTTGCTGAGTCATCGCCGTCGTCGGTGCGGGCGGCGGCTTCGCCGACGGGATTTGCTGTTCGCGCGCGGCATGCGCGTCATCGAGAGCCTTTAGCGCCGCGGTTTGCTCGGCAAGACCCGCGTCGTAGCTCGCAACGACCTTGCCGTCGCCCGGCTTGTAGGCGCGGGCATTCGCCGGATCGTA